ATAAACAGAAATCCGATACTCCGCGATCTCATTCAGGACAAGGATTCGGTGGAGCAAAAGAAAGTTCTGAAAAACGTGATATATTATCGCGGTACGATGACCGAGAGAACCGCTCTGTCCATACCGGCCGACCTCTACATAGGAGACGAAGTCGACAGGAGCAGGGGCGAGGTCGTGGCTCAATACCTTTCGCGCCTTCAACACTCCAAATACGGCTGGCGATGGTATCTTTCGAATCCTTCGGCTCTCGGCCACGGGGTGGATGAATGGTGGCAACAATCCGACCAGAAACACTGGTTCGTAAAATGCGACTGCGGGAAAGGGGAACATCGCGGCCGCCAATTTTTGACGATGGAAAACATCATGGGCGATCCGCCCATTGTCGCGTGTAAATATTGCGGCCGCGAACTCAACCGGCGCAAAGGCGAATGGCTAAGAAAATTCGACAGGGAGATTTCCGGTTATTGGGTGAGCGCCCTGATGGCTCCGTGGATATCCGCTCCGCAAATCTTGAAAAAGAAAGAGGAAATGAGCGACGAACAGTTCTCGAACTTCGTTCTCGGACAGCCATACATCGGAGCGAAAAACACTCTGACGAAGCGGGCCTTTTTTCAGAACCTGACTTCGACTATCAATTCCCAGGAGGGCCGGATAGTCATCGGGGTGGACACCGGCGTCGCCATAAATCTGATTGCCGGCAATAAAGAGGGAATATTTTACTATAACAAAACGAACGATTACGCCGAACTTATCCAATTGCTGAAAAGATGGCCCAATTCGGTGGCCGTCATCGATCAGGGGGGCGACATAATCGGCCCGCGAAAATTGAGGGAGCAATTTAAGAACAGGGTGTATCTTTGCTTTTTCGCCCGCGATCGGAAGAACGACGAACTTGTGAGATGGAAGGACGAAGACGGAACCGTTGTCGCCGATCGGAACAAGATGATACAATTGGTGGTGGACGAGTTCAGCGAGAAACGACTTCCGGTTCAGGGAAGCGAAAGCGAATGGTTGGACTATTGGTTCGAATGGGAGAAGATGTATCGGACGGTTGAAGTCAATGAAACGGGGCCGAGCGTTTATGAGTGGCACAAACCCTTGACGGGCCGCGCCGATTATCCTTTTGCTACTGTGTATTGGCGAATAGGAATGGACAAATTCGGGGAAGAACGGGCGAGATTCATAGGCGTCGGAGACAAGTTCGGCGCACCATCGGTTGATTCAATTTACGGACGTCTGATTTTATAAAGGTCGGAATAAAAAAAACACGCAATGGAAGAGAATAAAGGAATCTTGAAAGACATTCGGGAAATCGACGAAAGGTTGTTGGCCCTGGAAAAAAAGAGCCGGCTGAAAGAAACACCCCCCCTAAACAAGGAAAAAATAGAAACTCAGGAATTTTACTTAAACGCCGGAATAGACACGAATCCGGGCGGCGACTGGAAACACGCGGGAGGAACCGCCGAAATAAACGATTTGGGCGTCATCCTTTTCTACAACCGCAAGGACGGAAACATCAGACTTTTTTCATCCAAATTTTTTGAGTAGGTGTTTCCATTGATTTTGAAGGTGAACGGCGCATAATCGCCGGAATGGCGTTAAATCCGAATGCGAGCGCGGCTCAGGGCGTTTACAAGGCGGTCACCGATTCAATGGGGCTTTTCGGGTCGACGAACAAGGCGAAAGGACGCCCGCTACTCAATTCGGAAGATGAACTTGACGAATACGAGTCGTCTTTCTCGGACGAGGAAATTCTGGGACTTACGATTTCCTGGTTGGCCCGTTTCAATCACTATTACGAAAAAATAAGAGGAACGCAAAAAAAGGCGTTCGATTATTGGCTGGGCAATCAGCCCGGTAGTTCGATGCTTCTTACGAACGCCACGGCTGGAGCGAACACCGATATGGTGGATAATGTTATCTTCCCGATGGTGGAAACCCTAATCCCCATCGTTACGCGCGCCAATCCCGATCCGGTAATCACGGCCGATCCGACTCCCGAGGGCCAATCGCTCGCGCGGGCCCTTTACGCGGCTCTCATCCACGAAGCCGATCGCCAAAAGCTCAAAAGGAAACTGGCCAGGACTCTTCGGGAATGGTGCTGGAATCGCCTCGGCGTCATCAAGTCCGGATGGGACTACGAGACGAAGAAAATAAAAACCGACGTCATAAACGCCCAGAACATGATTTTTGACACCGACGGATACGTGGACGAAGGCGGTCTATTTTGCGGCGCTTATATTGGAGAGAAAAAGAAAATGTCCGCGTCAAAATTGGCGGAAATGTTCCCGAAGAAGAAAAAGATTATCGAGGGATTGGCCGGCGGTCACATGGCGACTCAGATTGAATATATCGAGTGGTGGTATTGCGGGACGGATGTTTTTTTCGTGATTGGCGACGCCAACGTGGTTTTGGGAAAATTCAAAAATCCTTATTGGAATTACGATTACGATAAATCGCCAAGAAAGAGCGAAGCGGAACAAGGAGTCGCCCAAATCGAAGCCGATGAGTCTTCCGAGAAATCGGAAGAAGAAGAGGAAGAAGAGGAGAAGAAAGAGGCGAATATAGTAAGAGGCCTTAATTTCGTCGATAAACCCCGCGAGCCGTATTTCTTCCTTTCGATATTTTCTTCGGGCAGAGAACCGTACGACGAGACGAATCTTATCCTTCAGAACATTTCGGCCCAAGACACGGTGAACCGCCGAATAAGACAAATCGACAAGAATGTCAATGGAATGAACGTGGGCCTTGTCGTTTCGGGAAAAAGTTTCACCGATGAACAAGCGACGATTGCCGCCAATAGTCTGTTAAGAGGCGACGCCATTTCCGTACCGGACGGCAATGTGGAGAATGGCGTCAAGAGGTTTCCGCCGGAATCCATCCCCGATATCGTCTATCATAATTTGGAGGATATGAGGCAGGAGATTTTGAATGTTTCGGGCGTGGGAGCCTCAACGAGCCAAGGAGTCGGCGAACAAAAGACGGTCAGGGGAAAGATAATCGTCCAGCAGTCCGATTTAACTCGTTTAAGCCTGATCACCGAGAATCTGGAACAATTGGTCGACTCTATATACAATTGGTGGACTCAGCTGATGTTAGTTTTTTGGGAAGAAGAACAATTCTTCGTTTCAGCCGGATCGAAAGAGGGCGCGCAGCTTTTGTCAATTAAGAACGGTGATTTTGCCGAAATAAAATCCCTAAACATAACCGTCAAAGAGGGAAGCGCCATCCCCAAAGATCCACTCACGAAAAGGAACGAAGCAATAGATTTGTGGCAAGCGAAAGGGATAGGCGCGTTGAAGTTCTTCGAAAGGCTGGGCGAAGCGAATCCGAGCGAAATGACCAAAGATTTAATTATGTGGAATTTGCTTGAGGCGGGAAAAATCGATCCATCCGTTTATTTGCCGTCCATTCAGCAGGAATTGCCGCCGCAACCCGCCGCCCCCGGAACGCCTCCGGGCCAACCGCCTCAAATTCAGGCGGACCCGGGCCAAGGCGCCGGCCCCGGTTCTCCGTCGGCGATCGAACAAGAGATAAGCCGTCTTCAAAAATCGGTTCCCATCCCGAATGTCTAAGGATTATTTGTATGTTATCCGTCACGGAGCGGCCGTTGACGAGAAAACCAAAATGGGCGGTTGGGAAGATTTGCCGTTGGTGGCCGAAGGAAAGGAAGAGGCGGAAAAAGCGGCCGGGAAACTTCCCGACGATATTGAACTTATCATCACTTCCGACCTGGAAAGGGCGTTGGAGACGGCCGAGATAATCGCCAAGGCTAAGCATATTCCGCTTGTTAAAGACCCCGATCTGCGGTCGTGGAACATGGGAAGATACACCGGAAAAGACCCGAAGAAAATAGAACCCGTCTTGGAAAAATTCGCGGCCGATTATCCCGAGGATCGGACTCCGGGCGGCGAGAGCTTCAACGAATATAAAGACAGATTTTTGAAAGGAATTTTAAAAATAAAAAGAAAATACGCGGGCCATAAGATCGCCATTCTCACCCATTCGCACGGCACAAGAATTTTGAGGGCGTGGGAGGCGGCCGGACAACCCGGAGACTTCCGTTTGGATATGAAAGAATATCATGAACGTCCCCTTGAACCGGGCGGAGTCGAAAAGACGGATGTTTCCATTGACGCGAAAAAATAGTCTCTTATCATAACACCAATATGGAATCTTCACGGGGCAAACTAATCGTTAAAAAGTCCGATTTGGCCAAAAGGATGAAGGGGCCGAAGTATACCCGCGTTCCTCCGGAAATGCCGAGAGGCCGCACGATGCCCAATATGACCTTCGGTTCGAGAGGCAAGGCCTCTTCTCTTCACACTCCAAACCCGTTAAAAAATCTAACTTACGTCAAAAACAAAGAAATGACGAAAGAAGGTTCAAACGGCAGGCTTTATGCGGGGGCAAAGGTCGCCGGAGGATGGCAAAACAGATGAATAAAATAGCCAAGGACTTGAGCGAATACGACTGCGCGGAGGGGTCGGCCAAAAGCCCCGCCGACTATGTGAATAATGGAAATCATCGAAAAGTCGGAAGTTATCCGAATCGCTGGAAAGAGTCGGACGGAAAGAGAAAGGAGAATGAGGATTAGATGCCGTTAAACAAGAAAGGCAAGGAGATACTTTCAAGTATGCGTTCCGAATATGGCTCAGAAAAAGGCGAACGGGTTTTCTACGCGTCGCGCAACAAAGGAACGATAAAGGGCGTGGAGAAGGGCAAACGCCGATTGGCTTCAAGAATGAAATAATGGATAAACTCGTGGGAAGGATGGCTGAAAAACTTATGAAGGCGGGCGAAACGAAAGCCCCGATCAAATCCCTGAAGATAAAAGTCAAGTTTCAGAAGCCCGCGAGCGTTCAAATGAAAGAAAAATTGGCCAGAAAAATGAAGTAGCGGAATAGTCGGCTGTTTCATTTTTCTGAGGCTTTAGTAAAAACCTCGCCAAAAAGTCAAGGTTCTGGGAAATCCTAAAAAACCCGCAAGATAATTTTTTCTGAGGCTTTAGTAAAAACCTCGCATCAGATGGACGAAGAAGAAAAAATCGTAGCGGCAGTCGAGGACAAAACACCGATAGCGTCCGGCGAAAAGCCGGAAAATCAGGAGTCGGAGGCCAAGGAGATTATGATTCCTTACTCCCGCTTCAGCCGTTACGTAAAAACGGCGAGAGAAGCGGAAAGGGAAAACGATAGACTCCGAAGCCAATTGGAAGATTACGGACAAGGACACGCGGAAAGGAGCGATTATCGTTCCTTGCCGAATGATCCGAATGAAGTTCCCCTGGAGTTTCAGGCCCTTTTCGGCAACGTAAACGATCCGGAAAACGGCCAGAAAGTTAAAGACCTTTGGAAACTTGAACAGTCCAGAATATACGATATTGAACGCCGAACCGAAGAAGCGGCCGAGCGGGCCGTTGAACGGCGAGAAGCCGTCCGAAATCAAAAATATGAGGCGAATCTGCGGGCCATTGAGGACGAACAGACGGCCTTCGAAGAGGCTCTCGGCAGGAAACTGACGAAAGTCGAAGAAGAAGGCGTGATGACCGTTCTCGACGAATTTTCGCCGCAGGACGAAGGCGGCATAGACTACCTTATTCCGTTCCATAAAGCGTTCGATATCTATGAAATGTCCAAAGGGAAGAACAAGGAGGGACAAAAAAGGATCGCGGGCTTATCGAGTTCTCCTTCAAGCGGCCCAACCTCACCAAATCCCGAAACCAAAAATCCCGGTTTTAACAGGCAAGATTTCGGAAATTGGAGAAAAGACCCCCGACTGACTCAATCTCAGTAACTCCGTCCTGACGGAAAATCTGAAATAAAGATTTTACAGATATGTTTGATAACGTAGTCGATACGTTGACTCTGGAAGATATAGTGCCGGTAGTGGTGGACACCGTGCTTCGAACCAATCGTTTAATAACGACGGCTCTTTTGCGGGCCAAAAGGTTCAGAGCGGCCACGCAGGACTTTCCGATTAAATTTCAAAAAGGCACCCCAGTCGTGTCCTTTATCGGGATGCAGGCATTACCGACGGCCTTCACCGACACTCGCGTTCTTTTGAAATTTATTCCGACATTCACCACGGGAAACATCGCTTTGGCCGGCACCGACATGATGGCGAACTCCGTTCCCCAGAAGGTGCTGGACTTGGTGGAGGTGGAATCAATTTCACGGGCGCAAGACTTAGCCGACAGTCTGGGCACCATGGCGTATACCATTGGCCCCTCGACCAACTTAAACTCGCTGAAAACGCTTGTGGACGACGGGAGTAACGCCCCGACCATCGGCGGCCTTAGCCGAAGCACCTATACGACTCTTCAGTCAACGCTCATAAACAACAATACGATTTCGCTCTACGGACTGCGGACGCTCTATAACGACATCGTCGATGCCGGAGTGGTTCCCACGAGAACCTACACCGATTTCGGCACGTGGCAGTTATATGAATCGCTCCTCCAGCCCCAAGAGCAGATTTGGAAGCAAGTGAACATCGTCCCCAACTTTCAGGGATATACGGGCTTCGACGGCCTGATGTTTGCGGGCCTTGAGATAGTTCCGGATCGAAAGTGTCCAGCGGGATTTCTGTATATGTTGAACGAGGACTACCTTTCGTGGTATGGACTCGACAGCAAAATCGCGTCATTTCCTCTGGCGGAGAAGATCGAAGTCGCCTCGAAACTTTTTACCGGAAACCAATACAACGAGATAAGCAATCTGGGTTTTTGGTGGACCGGATTCATTCATACCACCCAGCAATTCGCGTTTAACAGTTTTCTCTTGTTGGCGGGCAACTTAATTACCGATAACCCCAGAAGACACGGAGTCCAGAGCGTCATCACTCAGGCTTAAGGTCGCTTAAAATAATCAAAAAATATGGCAGCGAATCAAAACAAACCTCCTTTCAGCAATTACAACTTTCCGCTCAAAGAAGGAAGCCTGATAAACGGAGCGAATGACATTTTGGATGGATCGATTAATGGAGTGCAACTTGCGAACGCCACCCTGACGAACGCCCAGATAGCGGCCGCGACCGTTACGGGAGCGAATCTCACGACGAAAAATAATTACGTCTCGATTGCCGTGAATGTTCAGGGAACGACCGTAGCCAATGTTTTCGGAGGAGTCGCCCCGACGGCCGGCACAATCACTTCTTTCGGCGCGCTTTCCGTGGGTTCGACTTCCGGCACGGTGGTTCTTTTCGGAACCACGGCCGGCACAATCGCCACGGTGGCTACATCGGCGACGGGTGGAACTTATACCGGTTCCAATTCGTTCATCGCGGCGGCGGTGGCCGCGGGCGATACGGTTAAAATAACCCCGACGACGGGTTCAATGACCTGCATCGTCACTTTCGAGACCGCCAATTAAAGGTCGAAAATAAAAAGATAAATCAATGAGTAGAACATCAATTAAGTCTCCGGCAATTTCGATCGCCCCTTGCGACATCTACGAAAGCGTAGGTAGCGTGACCCTTCAGGGCGGCACCGTGGAAACCGGCGAAGTGGCTCTCTTGGGGACGCAGGTTTCAACCGGCGACGGACGCGCTTTCGCGTGGAGTCAACCGACCGCCGCGCTGGTGGTCGGGAAAGTTTATCAGTCTCCTCCGCAGGACACGACCAACTATCAGGATTTGTCGGTGGTGGCCGCCGCCATAGGGGACGTAACCGTGACGACGAGCACGACTACCACCGTGGCCCTAAACGCCTTGACCGACGCGTATATGGTCGTGAGGGGGGGCACCGGCGCGGGTCAGACCTACGTGGTTGCCTCGAACGTGGCCGCGAGCGGCACAGCTCTTACCGTCACATTGGCGGATCCCTTGAGAGTGGCACTTAATACGACCTCGATCGTGGACTTCACGCCGAATCCCTACTATAACGTCCTCCTCAATCCGGCGACGGCAACCGGCGCTCCGGTGGGAGTGGCTGTATACGCCGTTCCTGCGGCCGCCCAAGGATGGTTACAGGTTAACGGTCCCGCGGCCGTTTTGGCCGCTACGGACATTGTGGTGGGCGATGAGGTGGCGATGTCCACAGGCACGGCGGGAGCAGTTGTTCCGGCAAGCGGCAGCGACAACGCCGTCATCGGCACGGCCCTACAGGCCTTCACGGCCGGTAATTATGGATTGGTGAATTTGAACATCAACTAAGGTCGGACTTGCCAATTCTCGGAAAACCGCGTAGGATAATTCCAATGCGGTTTTCTTTTTGTGAACGATCGACTGAAATAAAAGGTCGAAAATAGATCAATAAATAATGCCAAGAAGTTTTTTGTCAAAAGAAGATACGATATTCACGGCGGGAAAAAGATTCTCCTTCACGAATATCACGAATGAAGATTTTGAATCCAAGTGGGGAGGGGTGCCGATAGTGGTTCCGCCCCACAAAACCATTGAAATTTCGGATCGGGTGCCGTTCATCGGAGCCGGAATGGGCGAAAATCTGGCCTTGAAGTTTACGAGAGAACTCGTCGATAAAATTCTGCTCGGCCAAGTCAATGAAATGCCCGCGACAACTCCGATGGAAGAAAAGAAAAGGTCGAACGTGGCGGCCGGTATGCGGGTGCCGTTCCAGCGGCAGAAACTGGAAGACCAGATTTTGAAGGAACTCGAACCGGAAGACGAAGCGGGATTGCGATATCTGGGAGAGGCTAAAATCAGGGAGATAGAATTCGATCAATCGAAGAAAGAGGGCGTGGACTACGATAATAACAAAGATCGGTTTATCGACTTGGACGAAATTCCCAAAAATTCGGAACCGCTGCCCCCTGTCGCAAGAAGCAAGCCGAAATCGAAATAGCCATGAAACTTTTCGCTCCGGCGGAAATAAAATCTAAAAAGGACGCGGAAGAAAGACTCGCGGCCATTCGCTCCGGCGAACTGCTTGATTTGGCCCAAAAATCAAGGCAGCATCTAAACGAAACGGAAAAGCAGTTTTCGGAAACACTTGAGGCCAACAAACTGGAATGGGAAGAGGAAAACCGGAAATATCGCGAAGAGAAGGAGAAGCTGTCTGCCGAAATAAAGACGCTTCAGGCGGCCCGCGAAGAAGCCCTGAAACCGATTGATAAATTGCGGCTTGAGATCGAAAAGGCTGCCAAAGAGCTTGATCGGGAATCGGGCAATGCGCGCCTGCGGGAGAGCGAAGCGGAAGAACTGAAAGCAAGACTGCTTCAAAAGATAGAGAAACTGACCGAACGGGAAGAAATCGTCAAAGACGCGGAAAACGATTTATCTTTCAAAATTTTAAGCGTTAAAGAACAGACGCGCCTCATGGAAGAAAGGCGTAAACAATTGAACGAAGAGGTTAAGGAGTTTCTCGACAAAAGGGCCGTAGCGGTAAAAAGTCTCAATCAACGGGAAGTAAATCTGATCTTGAGGGAAAGAAGCGTTGAGGCGGCGCAAGCGGCTATTCTCCAAAAGGAGAACGAGACGGCCGACGAGAAAATCCGACTTGAGGACGAAAGGCGGACGCTTGAGAGAGCGATGAAGCGATTGGATGGTCCCGAGACCTGATTTGTTTCCATTGATTTTATAAAAAACACTCCGATAATGTCCTTATGCTGAACAAGCAAGACCATGGAGTGTTTTTTTCGGTCGGAACCGCGGCCGCGACCTTGGCCGTCGCTTCTTTCGCCGCGCCGTCGGGAGCGGTGGCCTATATCTCGGACATCGCGGTTTCGGCCACCACGAGCGTCGGGACTTGGGCCTTAATAGCCGGAGCGACGCCAACCAACGGCACGATAACCCTTTGGACGGGCAATGGGACGGCGGCTCAGGGATTCACGACGCCTTTAGGCGGGTGGGCCGGAGGGAAGATTAGTCTCGAAGCGAACGGAACGGGAACCGTCTCATCAAACATTTCAGGATTTTACATATAAAATTGAGTTACCATTTTGACCTTTACGATCGTTCGCTCGTCGTAGACGGGTGGGAAAACGGAATCGCCCAAAACCCCTTTGACGGGACGGCCAATCTTGTGAATGTGAATGTTACGACGGTGCCCGGAGAGGCAAGCGTCGCTCCTTCGACGGCTTCCCTCATGACCGCTCCCCGTTATTCGGGAATTACTGTGAACGCGGACACCGCCTCCCTTTTAAGCTGTCTCGATTCCGACGTTCCCAATTTAGAAGATAATCAGGCGGTTTTTTTCAGTTCATCAAGCATCACTAATCTTAAGACGGGTCTTAATTTTCCTTATTGGGTGTTAAGTGTTTCCCACACGATCGGAGGAAATTGCACTTTCAAAATCGTGTCTTCTTATAGCTCAGGATCGAGATTAACCGATCTCGGGCTGACGGGCACGGCCACGATGAATACTTTCTTTCCCGAGTTCAGTTCTTCCCAGCTTTCGGGAGGGCCGTCAAGGGGAAACCTACTCAACAAAAACTATACTGTTCAAAGCGCGGTCGGCCCGCATAACTGGGCCTTGGACAGCACGGGCCAGCTTTGGAGCGATTTTATGAAAACCAGCGTCACTTCTTCGTGGACTTATGCCGGAAATTTTAACGACAACAATACAACCGGACGCAACGGCAATGGCTTGGCCTATTGGCAACCGACGAACGCCGTCGACAATCTTAGGGACGGATGGATATTGGTCTTCAGAGATTCGGGCGTGGATATCGGCCAAATCGAACTTCAGGGAGCGGTTGTCGCGGGAATCACGTGGACGGGAGGATGGGACATAAAAACCGGCGGAAGCGCCATAAATATCCTTTTTAGCGGGAGCGGCGCTCCTCACGAGGCCATAGTCACTCCCGATAATGAGATAGTTTTTAACGATTCTCAATACGTTTGGGGCATTCTTCAGCATTTTACCGGCAATAATCCTTCAACCTTCGATCCCACGAATACGGCCACTTATGATTTTTTCTATTCTCCGATAGTCTCTTCAAACGATATCGGAATGTGCCTCACGTATATGAACGGTCTTATCTATATCGGCGGAATACAAAACAAAATATATAATTGGGATGGTTCCTCGATAAGCGGGGCGAACAGCCAGCCGCCGATTCTTTTGCCGGAAAATTACGTATCGTCGCTTATAACGGTGAATTTGAATATTTATATTTTTTGCGGCAATAGAGGAATAATCTATATTTCTAACGGCGCGCAGGTAAGCGTCTATCAGAAAATTCCGGATCATATTTCAGGCACCGTCCAACCGGTTTACGTATGGGGAGGGGCTAATTACGTCCAGAACAAATTATATATCGGAGTGAGCGTTTATTCGGTCGACTTCTCGACTATTTATTCCGCGTATGCCGGCGTCTGGGCGATAGATTTGTGGAAAAACGTGATTTATCTCGCCAACACCCTTTCCGATTCCGCGGGAATCGTGAGCGGAATAGGAGTTCAAACGTCAATCGTTGTTCAGAAAGGCGCCTCCGCCCCTTCGGGATTCAGGGGTTACGGCCTGTATATGACCTGGTGGGATTTATCCACCAATTCAAGCGGCATAGACGCTTCAGTCGCCACTCCATATGTCGCTAACGAATCTTTCATAGAGACCGAGATAATCCCCATTGGCACTTTTATTCTTCCCCGCACGAATACTTACGGGGAATACAAACTATCCAAAAATCTGGCCAATGGCGAAAAAATACAGATTCTTTACCGGACGAATATGACCGATTCATATAGTTCAATGTTCACCGACGTGGCCACCGCGACCTATGCCCCTTTCTCCAATCAGTTTCCGACTTCTTTTCAGTATGCTCAGTGGATACAGTTCAAAATAATATTGACGTCAATCGCCACTTCGCCTTCTTACGTTAGATTAAAGGAATTAAGATTCGCCGGAATAACGGGGCCGACCCTGGCACAGGCCGTGGAAATGAGCGTTTAATATGGCGGACAATAATAAGCCCGAAAAAATAAGCATAAAGCAATTTCCGCCTCCGATGAACCGACAGGAGATGGCCCCTTCTCCGGACGAGGGACGACCTCTCGAAAACAGTATCCACGAGAAAAAAAAGGACGCTTTCGGCGTAAATTACGGTTTTTACCACTATCACGAAGGCATAACCTCTCCCCGCTTCCCCAAGGGCAATTTAAGCGATATGCCCTCGTCGCTCTCCGAACAATTGGCTGTCTATTGCGAAGGCACCGCGGCCGTGAACGTCTTCGGCGCCAAAGCGCCCGTTAAGGGGATTATTACCAATTTCGCGGTTATTTCAAACAGCACGACTTCCGGCACGGTGGTTCTTTTCGGAACCACGGCCGGCACCATTTCGACTATCGTCTCTTCCGCCACTCCGGGAACCTACACGGGTTCAGCCGCAAAGATACTGGCCAAAGTGGGTTTCGGAGACACTGTGACAGTCACTCCTACCGCCGGAAGCATGACCTGTCTCGTGACTTTTCAGTTTTAACTTGTTTCCATTGATTTTGTCTTTTTAACGAGCGATATTACTTGTAATGGCAAATTCTCCGAGAGACTTAAACAGAGTTCCGGTGGTCTTATTCGCTTTGAACACGGATGGCATAACGACCGTCCCTCTCGCGGTCAATCCGACAAATCACGGCATAAAAGTGTCGGACGGAACAACCGGAACCGATCACGGCGGACTTCCGGCGGCGAGAGACGAAAACAGAATCCCCGTAATGGTGGGGGCGTCAAGCGCGGACGGAGTTACTTTGGTCGAGATTTATGCCGATTCCAGCGGAGCATTACAAATTAATTCTAAATAAATGACGAACATCGCGGCACCCAGAGACTTAAACAGGGTTCCGTCCTTAGTCGGCGTCTCAAGCGTGGATGGCGTAACGCCCGCAATCGTTTATGTCGATCCGACAACCCACAGGCTTCTTGTCGATACGGCGAGTAGCGTTAATTTCGCCGACGGCGAAATCCCGACCGGAGCGGTGAACGGCTCGAATGTTACTTTTACTCTCGCCAACGCTCCCAGTCCCGCCCTTTCTCTTCAGCTGTTTTTGAACGGACAGCTTCTTTCGCCGGTGGGCGTGGACTATACGCTCGTTACCGCAACCATAACCCTAAACACGGCTCCTCCGGTGGGGAGCATGATAATTTGCTGGTATAGATATTAAATGAAATTCTTAAAAATAACGGCGGGAATACTGGCGATTGCGGCTCTGACTTTGGGATTTGTGAGAATAGCTTCCGGTTCTTCCGTGCTTTTCCCCTATCAGGGAGGCACCGGAACCTCGACGGCTCCCTCTTCGGGACAAGTCTTAATCGGCAACGCTTCCTCGACCTATTCTCCGGCGAACGTTTCCGCGGGACCCGGTATTTCAATCACCGCTTCTTCGGGAGGCTTAAGCATAGGAAATACCGGAATTCTCTCTCTTAACGGCCTTACGACCTCGACGCAGACCTTCGCCACGGGGACAACGGGGACGGACTTCGGGATAAGTTCGTCGGGTTCGGTTCACACCTTCAACCTTCCGACCGCCTCGGCATCGAACAGGGGCCTCTTGTCTTCGACCGATTGGTCGGCCTTCAACGGCAAGCAGAACGCCCTGACTTTGCCGCTTTCGATAGCGAACGGGGGCACCGGCATATCGACCGCTCCCTCGGCCACGGGCCAGTTTCTCTTGGCTTCTTCGACTTCTTGGGTCGTGGGCAGTTTGGTGGCCGGTTCGAATATCACCATCTCGACTTCCACTCCGGGCCTTATCACCTTATCGGCAACGGGCGGAGCTCCCGCCGGAACCTCGACCGATGTTCAATACAACACGAACGGCTCATTCGACGCCACCTCGACCTTCACTTTTTCGGCCACCTCCTCCGTCTTAACGGTGGGAGCTCCGGCTGTTGCTTCTTCATCCGTTACTTTTTCGTATACTGGAGCAACTACTACCTGGGTCGTGCCGTCGGGCACGACGGAAGTATACGTTTCGGCTTATGGAGCAGCCGGAAATCTGGGGAATAATACCGCGGCCATCTATAAACCTTATGGCGGTTCGGTGAGTGGATATCTTAATGTTACGCCTGGGACGACCTATTACATCGGCGTCGGAGGCCAGGGAGTCTCGTCCTCGGGAGCCGCTTCCGGAGGAGCCGGAGGTTTCGGCGGAGGGGGAGCCGGCGCGACCGGAAGCACGCAAGCCGGAAACGGAGGCGGCGGAATGACTTGGCTCGGGACAAGTTCGTCTTTTTCCACCTCGACTGCCGTTTTCGTGGCTGCGGGCGGAGGCGGTTCGGCCGGCAACGGCTCAGGAGGAAACGTCTATGGAGGACAGGGAGGATATCCGGCGGGTTCGGCTGGAGAAAACAACTCAACGTTTACTGGCGGCGGAGGGGGAGGCACGCAGACGGCCGGAGGAACCGGTGGCACCGGAGGCAGCGACGGCTCGGGGAGCGGAAACACGGGAACGGCAGGAACCGGAGGTGCGGCGGGAAATAACAGCGGGGGATACGGCGGGGGAGGCGGCGGCGGCGGTTACTACGGCGGAGGGGGAGGCCAAAGCGGAGTTGCAAACATCGGTGGTTCGGGCGGCGGAGGTTCGGATTTCTTTTCTTCGGCCGTCTTTTCAACCTCTACCGCCACTTCGACGGTATACGACAACGGAGGTCTTTCCATTGCCTATGAAAGTCCGGCCAAGGTGATAATCAACGCCCATATAGATACGGGAGGTTCGATTCCTTCCGTCTCGGCCTGCGGGACATCTCCTTCGGTAGTGGGAAATGATAGTGCCGGAACAATCACGACCGGAAGCGG